TGATTAGCTGTCACTGTAATATCTGACTGTTTAATCCAAGCCGAATCAGAAAACTCCTCTGACCTAATTTGCCTATTTGTTCTTAATGTTTCCATAAGTAAACTTGGACAATTACTATTCAACCAATCTAATCTTGGAAAATGTTCTGTCATTGTTTCTATAAGTCCATCCTTATTTACCCTTGTTCCAAAACTTTCTCTATCAAATTGCAAATCTCCGCCACCATTACTTGGTAGTATAGAAAATACTTTTGATTCTTCATATCCACTTGGTATTAATGCTAGTTTAGGATTGCTCATTATTTTCTTTTTTGTCGCTTACTTTTTTGTTTATAACCTCTATATATTTCTTTAGTTTAGTAAGGTTTTTTTCTTTTACCTTATATCTCATAAAACCCAACCTTTATATGTTGTGTCTGTATCTGGAAATATATCTTCATCACTATTAGAATTATACTCTGGAAATAAATCATTATGAAAACTTAAATAATCTACTAATCTAGTAGCGTAATAATTAGCGTACTCTCTAGCTTTTGCTACTAAATAATCTACCTCGTTCTTATCTACGTTTTGTGCAGTTTCGCTACTATGCTTAAATACACCACCGTTTTTAATTTGATAAGCGGCAAACGGAATGTAATTCATTTGGGAAAACCAGATTAACGTTGGTTGAACATAAGTATTAACTAATGTTAAATAATTTCCGGTTAAACCTGTGCCACCTGATGCACCTGAGGCAATATCAGAACTAATTTTATTATAAAGATCAGTTCCTAAAAGATTTTGTATATCTATTTGCTGTGCAACTTTAATAAACTGAATAAACTTATCAGTGTCAACGTTACCGTCAATAATAGAGTTTTTGACTAAATCTGTTCTACTTATAAATAATACTGTTGCCATATTTTATTTTTCAAATCCCATTTTATCCCAATACTCTTTAGTGTAACCAGCATATTCCATGTTTTTAGGAGCAATAGATACTTTTCTATCGTTTGAATCTGGTCTAAAACCTCTTTTAATAGCTTGTGTTGTACTTATAGCTTCACCTAAACTTCTACCGCCTTTTCTTGCATATAATTTTCTTGTCCATCTATGCTGGCAGCGAGGGCCTCCTTTATATAACCATATTGAATATTCTTTATCTCCTCCTCCAAAACCAGGATTTAATTCCTGACTATTCATACTTAACACGTTTTCTTTAGTATATATTTTATTTGCAGCCATCATTTTTCTACAAAATTCCCTACTTTCACCCTTAATACTACCAGGTGCTTTCGTGTACTTATATCTTACTAAAAATTCAGTGCCTTTTTCAGAATCCTTTTTAGATTTACCATCTTGCTCACTTTCTCTATACGGAGTAGCTTTACCTACTTTAGCTAAATTTTTTATTTTATCAAAAAAACTTTTTGATTTTGGTTTATTTAATGACAAAACAATATTGTCCAAAGTATCTTCTAAGTCATAGTCCACCTCAGCCTCATGAACTAAATCATATTCTAATAATATTTTTTCTTCATCTTGACCTAATTGATTTAACTTTAAAAGAACCGGATCATTTTCACTTAATTTAACTCCTGTTTCTTCTTCTTTAGTTTCTTCATCTTCAACATTCTTAAGGTCTGTAAACTCAAGTGGTTGTAATGTCTTAAAGTATAGTTTTAAGGATATATTATTGTAAGCTAATATAGAATCAAACGCATCAATTAAAAGTGTCTGAAAAGGTCTTATTACTGTATTATCCATTAACACAGACGCTGTTTGTAATTCTTCAGCATTATTACCTAAACCACTACTATCTTTAATACCTAATAACATTGGGCTTACCACTCTATGTGATACCATTATTTTTTTACCACTTTCATCTGATAAAAATTGATATTGGTTATGTGCATCACTTAATTGTATTGGCTCTATTGTTGCAGCACTTTCTGGATTATCGTTAAAAGCAAGTATAAATTTACCAGCATTACTACTTCCACTAAACTTTTGATATATTCTATTCTCTAACATTTGACGTTCCTCAGCATTTGGAGTTCCGTTGTTAAAGTTAATTAACATACTTGGTGCTAAACCATTAAGAATGTTGTTTAAGTGATAATTAGATATTTCTTCCTCTAATTCAGCGTATTGTAATCCTCCTTGATAATCAGGACTTGAGTAATACTTATATCCTGCTCTATATGGTTTTACATAAACTATTTCGATAGACTCTTTAGAATATCCAAAAGCTGGTATGCGTTTTAAATCATCAACTATTTTAACTTTACTCCAATCATCAGAGTAGTAGTAAGCTTCAATCTCACCTTTATCATTACATTTTTCAGCTCTTAGATTCTCGACTGGTATGTGCTCTACTTGCGCAATTGTTTTTCTATCTTTTGAATATATAACTTGCATAGAACATTGTCCCATGAGTTTTAAATCATAGCAAAGTTTTCTTACACAATCTTTACGAAATAAAGACATCATTTTAGCATATGCCTCTGGTTTTTTATCGCTGTTTAAAGCATCTAATCCTTTACCATAAATCATTTCACTAATACCATTTATAATAGCATTGTTTGTTGGACTGCCGTTGTATCTATCTATTAAATAAGCAAAATAATTATTATCTACACCATAACTAACCCACTCTTTGTTAGATTTTTCTACAATCTCCGGACTTGTATATGTACTTAAATTAACTACTCTTAAATCGTTCATAATATAATGTAATCGTTATCAAAGCTATTCTCTGTTGTGTATTCTCCACTGTTAACGGAATAGTAATCGTTGTTAGTTTGGTTTACTGTTTGATCTGTGCAAAACACTTTATCTTTATAAATAACAGCTGCTCCATTTTTTACTTCTAAGGTATAAAAATCACCCTCAGTTAATGTACCAAAAGCTGCAATAAAAGACATGTAATCACCATCTGTTGAGCCTGTTGGTGTAATACTTACATTAGCTCCTGTGCTTTCACTTGTAAGATTTACAGTAATCGCACCATTAATAAATTGACGAGGTATAACCTTAAAAGTCTTATTGCCGTTAGTTCCTATTAACTTCATACTAATATATAAACAAAAATTAAATATTTTGTATAAAAAAAGCCTCTCTAAAAGAAAGGCTAATTTTTAAATATAAATAAACTACTAAGCTGGACTAATTGGAGTAGCTGAGGCTACATCTGGTACAGTACAGAAGAATGGAGGAAATACCTCAGTTGCAACCGCTGTTAATGTAAACCCTTGTAAATCTCCAGCAGCAGCGCCGGTTACGATGGTACCGCCGGTAATTTCAGCACCATTATCTCTACCTAATAGTAAGTACTTAGTAACCCCAGCACCATTTGGATATAACTCTACTACATAGTGAGCTCTACCTCTGTTAAGAAGTTTTATTTCTTCTTGTGTAGCTACGTCTAAAACTTGAAAAGTTACATTTAAAGTACTTTCGTAAAAAGTAGTTCCATTTTCTCTTGAAGAATTTACTACTGTTTCTAAAGATGATTGTCCACCTTTTACCTCAAACTTAAAAAATTCAGCAGAGTTATCAGTAGGCAAGGTTATAGTACCACTACTATCGCTTAAAGCAGCTATAGCAGCACTAAAATCTAAGATGTAAATATTTTTAATTCCAGCAAAGGCGGTCTTACATCCAACCCCTCTACCTTTTGTTATTGCACAAGCCATATTATTTGTTTTAATAAAAAAGGGTAGGCAGTTTTGCCCACCCTCTTTATGTTAGTTAATTTAATTATTATGAATAAAGGACAATATCTCCTCTAACTCCGTATTGTACACCAGCAGTATATCTCATTACTACTCTTACATTCTGAGAGCCATCAATATCAGACATATCAATAACTTTAACCTCGTTTCTGTCGTTTAATAAACCAGTTCCGAAAAATAAGTTAGACTTCTGAGCTAATATAGCTTTGTTGTTAGCCATACCTTTACCTACAAAGATGTTGATACCTTCAAAAGATAAAGCACCTCCGTTGTACCACATTGTACCTCTACCATCAACACCATTGCTTCCAATAGTAGCAGCAAAGCCACCTAAAGCACGAATGTAAGCTTGTGCGATGTTTGAAGAAATGTAAAGCGTTAAATCTTCTTTTCCTAAGATAGTTGAAGGTGCAGCATCTACAATCTTCCCTAACTCAGCGATTACGTTAGTACTTGTTACAGTTCCCTCTGGAACGTCAGCACCGCCATCAGCAGTTAATAAAGCATCAAAGCCGTCAAAGTTTCCTTCTCCAGCAGCACCTTGCCAAATAGAAGTTTCTGTAGCGTTAGCAACTTCAGCAGCTACTCTTGAAATAACGTAATCAGAGAATAGTGGAGGTAAACTATCGAAAGCGGAAAAGCCCATTTGAGCTGCCTCCCAGTCATCGTGTAATTCTTTTTTACAGATTTGTAAGTTTACTTGTAACTCAGTTGGAGTTAAAATTTTCTCCTGTAAGTTCATTGATGATGTAGTTTGGTCGAAATCACAATCGGCAGAACGAACTAAGTTTGCAAAAGTTCCTACTTTCATAGCAGCTTTATACTTAATGTTCGGCAAGATTGTTACAGCCCCAGCGTCTAACGTTGAAGCAGATAATAGGGCAGCACCTAAGTACTTCCCAGCAAATTCCCCTGCATAAGTTGATGCAACGGGCGTGTGTGTTGGATTAGCCATTTAATTTGATTTTTAGTTATTAATTATTTTGTTCATTACTCTATCAAGTGTGCTTAGTTTTCTTTTTGTAGCAAACTTGAAATTATGTTTAGCAGTTTTAGCTTCTGGATTAGCTTTAATTGGCTCAGCAGCTGGTTCACTAAGTTGCTTTTTTAATTCTGACGGTACTTCGCTTAACTTTTCTTGTTTAGCTAGTTCCTCAGTCATAAGATTTCCTAAATCATCAGCACTCATTTCCTCCTTAGGCTTTAACATAGCTTTGATTTCTTCAATCATTTCTTTAACCTCAGCTAGTTCTTCTCTAGTAGCATATTTCATTTCTTCTTTTTCTTCTTCTTTTTCTTCTTTCTTTTCTACGTCTTTTTCGTCCTCTTCGTCTTTTTCTTTTTTGTCTTTTAATTCAGCTATTAGGCCTTCTTCTTCGACTTTAAGAATTCTAGAGTCTTCCATTTCGTATTCTCCTACTGGTACAGCTACTTTTTCATCTTCTGTAACGATGAAGATTTCTTCACCGGCTTTAAACGATTCCGCTTCAAGAACAGTTCCGTTTTCTAACTTTAATTGTTCTAACTTAACTTCCTCGGATAAGTTTAGAACCTCTTTGATTTTACTAATCATATCATTCGTGTTCATATTTATATATAAGTATTAAAAATTAATTTTGCATTTTCATTGTGATATTTTTCCTATTCCTTGCGCTCTTAAGCTACCGTCACAGCACTTTATAGAATATGTGTTGTCTTCGCATAAACAAGCTCTTCTGCCTCCTTTAGGACTTATTTTACTTGGTGTTATAAATCTTTTAATTTTTTTTAGCATTACTTAGAACTTTTAGGGTGTTTAGCAGGTAACAAATCATTGTCTTGCTTGTATTTAGGATTTTCTGGTCTTCCATTTTTTACTAAATACAGAAAAGCATTTACTCTTGCAAAACCCCACTGTGATGCATTTTTTACAGCTGGGCTACTTGATTTATTATAAGCACCTAATCCTCTTTGATAAACAGACGCTAGCATACCTACGGTAACACCATAACCTAATTTTTCTTTATATCTTTTATTAAAATCATCTGATTTTTTTTGAAGTGTAGCTTTATCTTTTTGTGTAACTTTAGCACTTCTTGTTGTTTTAGCATCTCCTTTAGCTGTACCTTTTCCTTTAGGATTTTTATTTGGAGTATTTGGTCCTGGAGCTTTTGGGCTTTTTCTAATACCTCCTCTAGGTCCTACTTCTGCCATGCGTTCACATTTACCGTTTTTCTTTTTATAACCTTTAGGGCATTTACCATACATATCTACAATATGCTTTTCACAAGGCATATACCAAGTTTCACCTTCATATTCGTGGGAGTGTATTCCATCACAACCAATATTAGAAGCCATTTCCTTAGCTTTATCTTTAGTTGAATAAGCCAACCTGTCATCTATAATAGCAAAGTCTTTATTTATTACCATTGAAGCTAAGCTTTTCTTTTCAAATTGTTTTATTTTACTTTCAGCCCATCGCTTACCTGATAAACCACCCCACAATAAATATGATATTGTTCCACAAGCTTTAGTATCTTTTTCATCATAATAAGTTTCTGCTCTAGATAAATAAGAAAACATGCGTTTTATAGTTGCTTCACTTATAGGTTTTCCTTGAGCTAGTTGTTGAGCTCTTATTTTACCAACCTCAGTTGCACATTTATTATTTACTTTTTTATTAAGTTCAATACCTTTCTTGGCATTGTTTTTAACCGAAGTAGGATAATCGGAATATGAAACTAATTTTACTTCTTTTGATTTTACAATATTAGATAATTGCTCTAATAAAAATTCAGCTTCTTCTTGTTCTATTGCGGCTAGTTCATCTTTTATAGTTTTGTCTTTTGGTCTTTCCATTTTATCAGCAAAATAACCTTCTATTGAAAACCCTTTAACTTTACCGGTTTTAACAAATTCTTGCCACACTTGCTCATTGTTTACTTTAACGGAACCTACCCAAGTTCCCAAAGGAAGATCCATATTATACTTAACTGATTTATCATGTACTTTATCTTCTACAATCCAAGATTCAACCAGGCTCAACCCTTTTAAATCGTATTGATGTTCTAAAGTTGAATTATTTTGTTTACCCTGCATTAAGTAAAGTTGAGAAGCTTTTAAGACAGTATCTTTTGAGAAATATATATAATACTCGTCTTTGCCGCTGCGTCTATATATAGGCTTATTAGGTATTAGTAAAGCACCCATTAAAATACGTTTCTCTTTATCTACCTCAGCAAGTTTAAATTCTTGTGATTTAAGAGCAATAAAATCTTCTTCTATTGCTGGGTTTTCTACTACACTTATAGCTTCTATCCCTATTTCTTGTTCTTCGTCTAATATAAGTTCTACTATTCGCATATTAATATATAATAGTTTTTAATTTATTTTGTATTTATAATGTTGCACCTTCAACAATGTTATTTTCTAAGCTCTGTGCCGTTGTAACGTCATTAGCTACTACAAAGGCTTGTACAGGTTGTTGCGTCTGTCCTGCTACAGCGTCAGCCAATTGATTTGTATCACTTGAACCTACAATATTAAATTGTGGCGGTGCGGGCGTGGCTTGAGGTGTGCTTATTGTACCACCACCTGTAGATGTTGTACCTCCACTTCCACCTTTTACTTTTTTCAAAATATTTCTTGCTTGACCTACAGCACCTAAAACAGATGCTATTTGTTGAGCATAAAAAATAGGAAAAGCAAAAGCAGCGGCTGGTCCTGTACCGGCGGCACTTTTTTGAGCTATATCTAAACCTTGTGCAAAACCTACTCCTGTTTTTATAATAATGTCTGCTAAAGCGGCACCTTTGGCCGCAGTAGTGCCTTCATCGAATAAAGAGCCTAAAGCACCAATTGCATTGCCTACCTCACTAACAAATTGTAATTGTAGTTTTGATCTCGCGTCTTTTATTAATTCATCATTCTTTAATCTTTTTTTATTGTAAAACGCTATTACTTCAGTTTTTTGTTCTTCTGTTGCTTCTAGTCTATTTAATTCATCTAATGCTCTTTGCTCTTCTAGATTTATTTTTTCAAGTTCGTTGTTTAATTCTAAATCTTCTTGTTTAGCCGCAAACTCATCTCTTATTGCTTGAATAGACTCAAGCCTAGATTTTTCTTCTTCAGCTGCTTCTTCAGCTTCTTTTTCTGCCTTTTCTTTTGCCTTCTTTTTTCTATCATCTTCTTCTTTTATTTCTTGAACAATAAATCCAGCTTTTTTATTCTTTAGTCTTAAAAGTATTTTTTCAGTTTCCTCTATAGCTTTATCACCCTCTTTATCAATACCGCTAAATAAAGCACCAGAAAGAGAACTAGTAGCACTACCAACTGCTTCAGTAAGTCCAAAATCTTTACCAAACTTTTTGCCTATTGAATCAATACTTTTGGTTATACTAGTAATAGGGGTAAGTAAGAAATTTAAAATACCAGTTAGTATTGTTTTATTTCTATTAGCTGTTTTTATTTGCTCATCTCTAATTGTTTTTTGTGCAACTAATTGAGCTTCTAAAGATTTAATTGTTTCGTCTGTTTGTTGCTTTTTTAAATCTCTTATTTCTTTTTCAGATTTACCTTGAGCTCTTAAAATATTTTCACTACCTTCAAGGTTTTCTAATTGTGATTGAGAAGCATCGGCACTATCTTTAGCTGATTCAGCAGCTGCTTTAGATTGTTTAGAAATACCAAATAGTACAGATTTTATTTTATCAAAGTTAGCTACAAGTGTTCCTACCAAAACCACTAAAGCACCAATACCAGTGGCTATTAGAGCTTTTTTTACACCGCTTAATCCAGTAATAAATCCTTTTATGCCTTTAACACCTGATTTAAAACCTTTAGTTAGTTTAACAATCTTAGTAGCAAAACCACCTGTAAGCTTGTCTATTCCTCTTATTATGTTTGTGGTTTCCTTTTGTTCATTTCTAAATTCCTTAGCTAATCTATTAGATTCTCTTTGTTCAATAGCAAGTTTTTTAAGACCTAATTTTTGATCTGTTAAAGCATCTTTTCTTTCGCTAAGTGTTTTTTTAAGAGCTTTTTCCTGAGCTAGATTAACTTTACCAGAAGCGTTGTAATCATCTAAAGCTTTTTTAGCCTTTAAATATTCTTCTTCTAATAAAACAAGTATTGCTCTTTGTTCATCAATAACAGAATTTATATCAGTAATATTTTTCTTAGCCTCATTACTAACTACTTTTATTTCTACTACTTTTTCTATCGCCATTGTATTTCTTGTTTTAGTGCTTTATATCCTTCTATAATTGTTGTTGGTAGTTTGTATTTACCTTGTGCTATACGGATGTTTTCTGTTTCTCCGTTTGCGTATTTTAAATTATCTAATATTAACTTTATCATTAGTCTGTTGTTTCGTATCTTATTGTGTCATTAGAAAATGATACAACTCCTCCTATTGTGTATCTTGTTCTTATTGCAAACTTATAAGTAATACCACTTGTTAATCCTGTTACTTTCTTAGCAGTGTCTGTATTTGCTAGAGTTACAGAAAATACATCATCTACATATAAATCATATCCTGTAATATTGTTAGCTACAGGGTTTGCTAATGCTGTCCAACCTAAAGTAACAAAGTCTGTGCTTTTAGCTGAAACACTTAAACTTGCTAATCTAGGTAGGCTTGAAGATTGACTGTTTTCTATTGAAGTTATTTCTTCTGATAAGCTATATAATTCTAAAGAACTTTTGTTTGTTAGTAGATTGGTTTTTATATTATTTATTCTATATGGTTTGTTGCCTATTATAAACGTATCATTTAATTGGTAATTTAAAATAATGTGTAATGGTAAGAATGCATCTACTTTATTTATTCTTGCTTGTGGATGAAAAACACTAGCTACATAATCTAAGTAATACTTTTCTAGTAGGTTTGTCCCTTTTGGCTCTAAAAAAAACTCATCTTGCTCTAGTCCAAAATTTAAAGCTGCTGAGGCATCTCCAACAGCACCACTAGAAACAAATACTTGACTTGGTCTGTTATATGTAGCAACATTTTCATCATTACCCCCATCAGCATTTGCAAAAGCAAAGTTAGGTGCTGCGGTTTGATTAATTATATATAATAATAATGGCTTACCTATTGTAGGATTAAAATCTTTATCCAACATAGCACCTTGACAAATAGTTGTTGTATCGCCATCAGCTTCGTCTGATAGCTTTTCAAACATCATTTTTTCAAAATCTAATTCTATATTATAATCTCCACCATCTCCTTGAGGTAAACCAAAACTACTTCCCCCAAAGTTATCTGCTTGTAGTTC